AGTTTTTCAAAGTAGTATTTGTCTTTACGATTGTTGTATGTAGAAATACGACTTCGAATCTTACCACCAAACTTTACAAAGTCATACGACTTTGTTTTGAAGTGTGCTTTCATGGCAACGTATAGGGTATAAACTTCAAAGCCTTTCACTTTAGTTCTCATTTGAATGGCAGTTCCGTTTTTCGTGGTAGCATGTTAAGACCTCTTGCCTCATTTTCAATTTTCTCTTTAATTGGTTTTGTAAGAAACTTTTTTACAGTTTCGGGTTCAATCTCATGTTCATTACAAATATGTAGCACTGCATCCATATATGTCATTTTGGTTTTCTTCACACAATCTTCGACCTTCTTAGAAAAGTCTCGTGTGTTAACTGTGAATATTGATCCCATTTTGTCTCCCGTATTTTTGTTGATATGAATTGATAATGTCTACCAACCGATTGAGACGGTTGAGTTTTTTAGTTCTAAATTTGTAAACAGAGCAAGAGAGATCGTCACAAGCCATGATGATAACACCATCGTGAATCTTTTCTCCTGTAAGTCCTTCCCAAAGAAGAGAGTAGCATGTTGCTTGCATCAAGTAGCCCTCGATGTCTTCTACGTTCTTCGGACGCTTTGCTGTCTTGAAGTCAATCACTGCCAGTTGTCCTTCGTACTCTGCGATGCAGTCAACACGACCAGCAACGCCAAAGTTACCCTTGACGCTTAACCCGTAGTTTTCACGAATCAACTCTAACACATCGCCCCAAAGAGGAACCTCAAGGGCGCGAATGTTGTTGATCTTGTCAAGTTTAAACTTTGAAGATTCAAACAAAGGAATACTTTCAATCTTTTTGTTATTGAGATAGTCTTCGACTAGATTATGATATTTGTTTCCTCTTGCAGCAGCCTGAGCAGCCATCTTTGCGTTCTCAGGATTCTTTCGCCACTCTGCAAAAAACTCTTCGTTTTCGTGATTGACAACTGTAGTCACTGATGGATAGTTTACGTTAACACCATCAATGATGTAATATCGTTTGCCTGTGCTTTCGTCAGTTTGAACTTTTCTTTCTGGAAGTTCTACGTTTACATGATCAAACATTAATCAAATTTCCTTTGCACTTGTTGTCCTGTTTTCTCTTCAATCTTAGATAAGACCTCACGGAAGCCATTATCAATCTTTTTTCGGCCGAGAGAAACTGCGTCACCAATACCTGGTGCACCAACCATTTTCTTTATGTCTTTTTTACCGCACTTAGGACACGGTCTCTTTGTAGGTTTGTTTCGATCTTTGATAAGTAGTTGCTCTTCGAATACATAATCACATGATTCGCAACAGTAGTCATACGTCGGCATTATTAAACACTCCAGTGTACCAAGCAGGAACATCTCGCTTAGTCCATTTTGCAAAATAAGATTTTGCGCCATTGTAATAGTTTCGATATGATTCAACAGCGTCTTCAACTTTGTACTCTTCAGGCATCGCAACAGCAAATCTTGTTAGTTTACCTTTCACGATATTGTAGGGCAACTGCTCTAGTTTGTCAATAAGATTTTCTGCACTGTGTCTTTTACCATAGCGATATGTGTATTCTTCACACAACGCCTTAGCGTGCTTCTGATGCCAAGAATAGTTTTCAGATGTTTCAAATGTCCATACTGTACATGGGTGATGTAAGAAGGTTGCTTTCCAGAGTATGTCTTCACGCTCGTCAGTTAATCGCCATCGTTTAATTTTTCGAGGCCTAGCGCCTTTACTCATTTCATAATAAAGTTCACCGTCAAGATAACGATGAGAAGTAGAAAGCATTTGACCAGCCTCAAGAATCATTTTGACAATATGCTTGTCGCACATAGACTGGGCAGAAACAATAGGATCTTTATCAATAGCGAATATGTTCATGCTTTAAGTATAACAGAAAAACAGATCGTGTCAAGCGGTAATATTTATAATGAAACGTCCAAGCGTATTTCATCCTGGACGTTCGAGGGGGGTTATTTGGTTTTAAAATTATTGAACATTAATTGAGACTGGCTTCTTTTCTTCTGGCACGTTTCTGTAAAGATTCACCGATAAGATTCCGTTGTCGAATTTTGCGTCTGAGACTTCCCAATATTGTGAGAGTGGGATTCTCGTAGTAAACTTTCGGCGTGCGATGCCTCGATGCTCGTATGATTCATCAGTGTTCTCACCATTACTTGACCCTCCACAAACTTCGAGAATGCGAACATTCGTTTCAGTAGGGTTAACATTAATTTCAATGGTGTTTTTATCATATCCCGCAAGAGCAAACTCCAATACTGCGTTGTCTTCATCAACCCTTAAAAGGTCGTAAGGCGGGAATGATTGTGTTGATTGTTGTAGTGATTCGAACCAACTAATATCATTCCAGAATTTTTCGGATAGACCGACAAAGTGTTGTGTATTAATCATCTTGTTCTCCTTTTCTAAGCGAGTAATACTTGAGTCCTGAACATCAGCGACTCTACTTTATTTATAATACGCCGTCTTGGAATCGAACCAAGTTTGCACGATTATAAGTCGCACTGAGAAGTGCCAGTTCCTCCCACGGCGCGTTGCTCTTCTTTTTTTCTCCACTCACGAACCATTGTTCTGTAAGTCTTGTTTGTTCTCGCAGCGTCGTACACACGCTTAAAGATTCGTGCCGACTCTGCCTTGTCGCAAGTCCAATGATCAGACTCTTGTGGTTTGATTTTACCTTTATCATCGTATTTCTTCCCGTCACGATGATTGGCGTATCTTCTTGCTCGTGTCCATCCCATCATTAAGAACTTGCGAGCCATATCTGCACCAACAAAGTCCCCCATGCGAAGATATTCATCAAACATAGAAGATATTTTATTCGCGGAGTTGAAAGCCACTTCTGGAGTTCTGAATCTCCAGTGTTGACAGATTTCTGTTTTGTATGGTTCACAGAGTAGTACCCCTTGTTCTCCTCGACCAATAATATACATTTCTGGATTCTCACGGTAATCAATGTTATCAAAATCCAGTGTGTAATCAAACTCAATCATTAAGAATTATCTTTCACATACCAAACAATAAATGTTGTCAAAAGAGTTGCACACAAAACTGGTGCGAGACAATAACCAACAAATTCAATTATAGACAATTTTTGATTTCCTATTACTACAGTGACCGTTCTCGTTGATGTCGAGATAGTTTGAACGTTGACGGTCATCATCATGACCAAGACGATAGTTTACACATTGTATTCCTTCAACACAGAAGTTTGATTTATCAAATACAGTCATAATCTTTTCGACTACTTCTGTAGGAACTTTCCCATCGGTGCTGAGAGGAATATCAATGTGCAATCTATACTGACTCATCTTGTCTCCATAAAATTGGGCAGGGGTGCTGTCACACCCCTAACCCTTCAGAAAGGATCAACCATGCCGGCTGATGTCCCGACGAATCTTGCGATTCTCAGGAGTTTCAATGATCGAAACACGATCATTTGGACGATAGCCACGGAAGTTAAGACCGTCGCCATTTTCGTTTTCGAAGCCAATGTAAATCATTGGTTCGGCGTTTTGACCACCACAGAACTCGATGACTTTCTCAACGAGAACCTCAGTACCGTTGTTCATAAACAACACATCGTTGTCGTGAACTCGCTTTGCCATGACTCGGCTAACCATTCCCTCTTCTGGGATATGGCAGTCGAGACAGTTGTTGGAGGTTGGCTCCATAAATTTTCCAGTATTTGGATTACGAACTTTGAGCATAATATTCTCCTTTTCTGCTCTTGAAAGACCTAAAACGTGTGATTCGTTCAGTGGGTTTGATCCACTCACACTCTTCGCCCCAAATGGGTGAAGAGAACATAACTTGAAATTGTGGACTCCATTGAGGATACTTTGAGTTGTACAAGGTATCAATCTGAGTCACGACGGCTTCTTTCCTTCGAGATGGAAGCCATACTTTATCGCCAACTTTCAATTTCATTTTTTCTCCTTTTTGGTTCAGAGGTTTTTTGTTGACTTCTAAATAATAGCATAGAAAAAAGGTTTGTCAAGTGTCTAATCAGAAAAATCAGAAAATTTGTATCGCTGGCATTGATTACTCAATGACCTGTCCATGCATCTGCATTTACAGTGGTAACAAAAGAAAGTTTGATCCAAAGGCATGTAAATTCCATTATCTGATAGACAAAAACAAATACAGCGAAAAGTTTGAGACCAACATCTTCGGCGACAAATACTTTGAATGGGAAACAGACATACAACGATATGACTCAATTGCTGATTGGGCAATCGGTAAGGTCGCAAAGTGCGAACAAGTTGCTATCGAAGGGTATGCGTTTGCTGCCAAGGGCAGAGTTTTTAACATCGCTGAAAATACGGGCATTCTAAAATACAAACTTTATCAAATTCCTATTCCTGTTTCAGTTTTTACGCCAACTGAAATAAAGAAGAAATGGTCAGGAAAAGGAAACGCAAACAAGGAAGAGATCGTTCGACAGTTTCGACTTGATACCGGTTTGAATCTCAAACAAATTTTCAATACAAAACAGGCGATAAGTCCATTATCTGATATAGCAGACTCTTACTTTGTGTGTCGAGAACTATTCGAACAGATCAATTATTGAATTTTTCAAACGTTTCGACATCGTAGTTGTAAACATCATCAGTGTTTGTCTTCACATCGTTTGACATATTTCTGAATGTTTGTCTACGAGACTTCACGTTCTTCTGCTTAAAGACTTTCGTTTTGCGATGACGAGAATCATCTAAACGGTCTTTACTCTTACTCTTTTTCATGGGATTAAACCTGGAAAAGACTCCGTAACTAATTTCTTGGTAAGGTTCTTTCTCTTCACCTTGTTTGTGATGATTTCACCAATCAACTCGGCTTCAGAAGCACAAACACTTTCGAGAAGTGGAATCAAGTTCTGTTCTGTGCGAACCATCCCCATTTGATCTATCTTTGGCTGTGCAAAAATATAGAGTCTCTTGGCCTCTTGAAAAAGAGTATTGTCTGCCAGATCATCTGGTTGATCATTCTTTTTGTAAGGTGGAAGATCATCTAGAGGAAAAACAACATTGTCATCAAAGATATACCGAAGAACATCTTTGAGAGGTTGACTAGAATTGTTTCGCAAGAAACTGACTCTTTCACCATAGGTTTTGATATTTCCAAGTTCGTTTAGAATCTCTGGAATTGTCATTTTGTACATCGATTAAAACTCCTGTATGTTCTCCATGAGAACCTTTAGCCTTTTTGCAATAAAGTAATTGAAGAGTCGTGAGCGATTTCCTTGTGGCTTTTTTTCATACTCTTCAAGTATATTTATAGTAAACTCGTCTGGTATAGATCCGAAATCTACAAGTAATTGATTTCTCTTTAGCGTTTCTTCATATTCAGGTGGCGTCTTCTCATTCAAGAAGTGATCGTGAAAATACGCCAACATTTTTTTAGTCAGAGGCTTCTGTCTTTTTTCAGGATCAACCAAACAGTCATCTTCAGACAGTGCGTTTGGCACACCATCAGATGTGTCTCCGCGAATAATTAGATCTTGCAGAAACTTTTCTGGGTCTGAACATTTCACAAAAGAATTCTTGATTGGATTCCATTGTCTTACATTCTTGTACCTTTGCAGTTGTTGAAAATCTTTGTCAGAAGAGATGATCACGATTTTTTCTGATTGGTGATACTTTTTACACAGAGTTGCAATCACATCATCTGCTTCACAGCGATCCACATACAAGACTTTGTATGGAAAGAAAAGTTGCAGTTCTTCACGAACCTTGGTTAGAATTGAGAACAAAAGATTCCAATCAAAGTCAGATTTCTTTTGCTTCACTTTTCTGGATGCTTTGTAGTGAGGAAATTGATCTTTTCTCCAATAGTTTCCTGTGTCGCAACAGATGACCAATTCACCATAATCGTTCTTGAATTTATTTCTCAAGTTGCGAATACTGTTTAGAACCATGTGACGAATCAAATCTTCTTGTGGTTTGTCACCACGAGTTTGTGCCATCACAGAAGCAATTGCAATTTGGTTGTAATCGAGCAGAATCATTTGGCGCTCCTTTTCATATTCTCATCGAAGTTTTTCTGAGAAAATCCTGGTTCAAGATTTTCAAGATTGGTACTCTCTTCGATTCTTTGTCTTCGTTTCTTGGTGTACTTCTGTATTGGTGAACCACAATCATCGCCTGTAAATTTTTTGCCGACATAGCGATTCATTTTCTTCCAGGACTTTCTTTTGAGATTGACTGGCTCCCAATCAATTTCGTCAGCAGCAGCGTTGGCTTCATCGAGAGTGGCAAACAAACTGTAGACTGGTTGATACTTTTTTGTTCTCTCGTTTCTCACATAGGTTTCTTTTACCCAAGTTTGAAGACTTTCAATCCAGATACCATACTTTCTCATTGTTCTTTACTTTCCATCAAATGTTCAATCTGGTGGCAGTTTGCACAAACTACTTCACACTTGTTGATTTCTTCCATAATTGCACCAAAAGAAAAGCCTGAGTTCACCATATCCGAAACATTGTGTTTCTTGTCGCGGAGATGGTGAAACTGCAAGGCTCTATAGTCACTGTAGCCACAACGAGAGCAAGTGCATGTTTTTTTGTATTCGATATACTGTTGCTTCGTCTTCATAATTCTTTCCTTGCGAAGTGCATTGTCACAGTCTTTACATTGAGTGCGACGATACTTTTTTTCACTAGGAACGCCAGCAAACGCAAACTTGTCTACGTTTCTTTTTCGCTTGCATGTACGACAAACTTTTCTCATCAATATCAACTATACCGAGTAAAACTTCAATGTCAAGTCAAATCTACAACTTCGCAAGAGTCGCCGGAGCAAGCATACGTTTGACTGCCAGCGGTGTTGTCTTCTTTCTCAAAGTCTTGTAGTTCCGACCAATCAATATCTTTTGGTGTCTCGGCCAATAACGCTTCATACTCTTCTTTTGAACACTCTTGGTATGGTGCTTGTGCGTAAGTATGTTCGCTGTATGGCAAGAATGAGATGCCAGAGATTTCATCAAAGTGCTTGTAGACCCAGGCGCCAACATCCATCCACTCATGCTCACGAACAGAGACAGTGATAGATGGCTTGTGTTCACACCAGTATCTCTGATAGATCAGCCACAGTTCAAGTTGCTCAATTGCATTTTGATCTTCACGAACAGTTGCATTGTCTGGTGATTCAATGGGGAATGAGAAAACAGTAACCTTGTCGCCCTTCATAGCACAAGGCTCGTTCTTGAATCCTTTTTGCTTCATAAAGTCGCACAATGGATCTTTATTGTCTGCACGAACAGTTCGAATGTAATGCTTGCTATGTCGTGCGTGAATACCCGAAGCAGCATCGACAAGTTGCGAGACTGTACCAGAGGGCTTGACGCAGGTAATTGCAGCAGACGCAGGAATACCTAGATCTTTTGCAATCTTTTTATTTGTTTTGATTGCGACATCCTTGAGTTCAGATAAAACGTCACGAAGATCAGGATGCTCACCATTTAGAATTGAGCAGTCCATAATACCAGTAAGAGAAACACCAAGAAGTCTTTCTTCTTCGCAGTTGTTTTTCCAATCACTTGAAAGATACCTAAAGTTTGTCAGCGTAGATTGAATCGTTCCAATAATTGTTGCAACACGAACCTTTTCTCTCAAAGTTTCAAGTGTGTCATCTGCACGAACAACAACTTCTGAAAGATTACAAAACTCTTTGTCACGAAGAATAATTTCAGAACATGGGTTTGTTCCGAAATCATAGTTTGGATCTCGTCGATCTTCTCCGATACTTTCAACCTGATTCTTTGCTGCTTGACGATTGAAAATACCACGCTCACCACTCTTCGAACGATACAAAGAGTTCCATTCGTCCATGAATGTACCGATTTCTGGTTTTGATTTGTAGCAAGCAGAGTTGTTTGCTAATGCTCGTTGCGGCTCTGTGTTCCACCAACTACCACTCTTTGCATGGCGCATTCGGTCATCAGTGAGATCAGACAGAGAAATCAAAGCAGAACGACGAACACCACCAACAACTACGATCTCAGCAATTTTACAGCATATGTCGTGGCATTCAATGGAAGTGAGTTTGCGACCTGCTGCTTTTTTGAAGATTTCAACGGTAAAGTGGAAAAGTTCATCCAAAGGTTTAGGACCCGACGCTCGTCCACCAAAGGTTCGAAGTCTTGCCCCTGCAGGACGAATCTTTGACAA